CAAAGTTCGATGAACTATTTGCGTAGGGGGGGGATAGAATATGATATGGATAATAATAACATTATTTCTTCTTTTAACATTTGTTTCTTTGATATTATATTTTGCATTGAAAAGAATTAATCAATACGAAGATTTATTAATTCAATTTCAGAATATAATATCAATATCATCTGAAAAACTGAAAGTCGTTGATTCACAAGGACATTATGAAGCTGATGATGAAACAGGATTCTTTTTTGAACAGATTAAAGAATTACAAGAAATGTTAAATGATTTATTTGTAAATGAGGAGAATGAAGTTGGGTAGAAAACGAAAAAATAAAATATATTTTGGACTAGATGTTCAAGAAGCTATCGTAAGATATAATTTATCAGAAAGTGATTCTGAACGAAACAAAATATATCAAGAAGAAATACATAGAGCGTTTGATAAGTTAACTGAAAACATTATTAATACATTTAAGTTTAGTTACTTTGATTATGGGTTTGAAGATGTCAAAAACGAAGTTGTAGCATTTATGGTAATGAATATACATAAGTATGACCACACAAAAGGTTCAAAAGCATTTAGTTATTTTTCAGTAGTTGCTAAGAATTATCTCATTCTACATAACAATAATAATTATAAGAAACTGAAGATAACAGATAAACTTGATGTATTAGATAATAGAATATCAGGTGGTATTGATAAAGAATATGTTTATGATTTAACTGAAGAACTTATTATTTATTTTGAAAAGAATATTCCGCTAATCTTTAAAAAGAAAAGAGATATTGATATTGCATATTCACTTTTAGAATTAATTAAGAAACGAGATGAGATAGAAAATTTTAATAAGAAATCACTATACATACTTATCAGAGAAATGACAGATGTTAATACAGTTCACATTACATCAGTAGTTAATGTATTTAAGAAGCATTATAGAATAGTATTGAATGAGTTCTATGAAAAAGGAACAGTTATTAATGAAAATAATTTTTTCTTTTAATATAACTAACATAACAATATTAAAAACCCATCTTTATCGATGGGTTTTTTTTTATTTACATCAATTTTTACATTTTTGATATTTATATATGAATAATTACATTCTTTACATTTAATATGAGGTAAAAGATGAAAGATAATAAAAATACAGAAATATTTGAAGGGAAATCGTTTCAAGATTTAACTAAAGATATTTACGAAAACACACACAAGAAAAAATTACAAATCGATTTATTAATTCAAGAAATACATGGATTCATTCAAACAATCGATGATGTAGTTATGATTGCTCCAATCATAAAGGAGTATATGGAAGTTTCAATTAAGAACGATGAACATCTTGTTAAACTTGCTGGTGTGTTACAGAGGATTATATCTAAATCAATTGATGGTGTTAGTGATGAGAGTATGTTATTATCAGATGATGAAAAGGAAGAATTGATGTCAACACTTCAAGATACAGTCGAAGAATTTCAACAGGAGAATGATAGGTTGAATAAAATTAAAGAAGATACAAAAGAAACAACAGAAAAGTTTATGGATAATTAATATGGGTTCAACTTTTACAACATACAAAGGTGTCAAGTCAGATTCATCATTATTTAGTAATAGTAAACCTATACCTATATATTTACAATTTGTTCCTGGTATTGTTATAGATGTAGTAACATCTTCAGAATCAAAAACATTCGCAGCTAATATGAGAAATATAAATAGTATATTAGCAATCCCTCATGTTGGAAAGAAAACTCTTACAAGGAGTGGAACAGTTGGAGAAGATAATAGATATTATCCATTATTTAGAGGAACGTCTGATGTTCCAACAAAAGGTGATCCAGTTCTATTATGTACAATTGGAAATATTCAATATTATTTGGGGCCATTAAATACAATTAATAATCCAAATTGGAATGTTGACAATCTCAATGTTCAAGAGAAATCATATAAAACAGGAGAGAAAACTGGAAATATAGATAAGTCATCACCTAACTTTGGTAAAACCGGACATAGTAGATTACATAAAAAATACAATGATGTGCTAGATAATCCAAAAGGAGAAACTGAAGGAAGAGCTATAAAAGAAATACATGGTGATTTAACTTTAGAGGGAAGGCATGGAAATAGTATTCGGATTGGTAGTAGAAATATAAATCCAAATATAGTAATATCAAATGGTAGATCAATTTCAAATACATTTGAAAGTACAAAAGATGGTTCATTATTTGCAATGTTTCAGATTGGTTCAATTAGAGAACATTTTCCCTATGATGCAAAGATAGACGGTGAAGAAATAGTACCTGATTTATTTATATTACCATCAGACCATCCAGATTTAGAAACTAAGAGACCAATGACTTCATTAGTTTCAACTGTAAATGGTGATGGTGATGCAGAAAAAATTATATATGGGTATGGTTCATATGAGTTTCCCGGAAACCAAATATTACAATTATCAGACAGAGTAACTTTTGGTACAAAGAAAGATAGTATATTTTTATCATCATTTAAACATATACATTTAGGAGCTGGACAAAGTTTAACTATTTCAACAAATAAAGAAACAATTATTGAAAGTTCAAATATTTATTTAGGGAAACAATCAAAGGAAGAAACAGAACCACTTGTTCTTGGAAATGAATTGAAAGGTGTACTTGATGAAATAGTTGGTATTTTAGAAGGATTAAAAATGACAGGATGTATAGCTGGAATGTCAGGTCCACCCGATCCAGGTTCAATATCAAAAATACAATCATTGAAAAGTAAATTATCTAAACCAAAATTTTGGAGTGAGTATCACTTCATTGAAGAAAATGGACAAAAACCATAGGAGGTCATATGAAGAAGTCAGAGTTAAAAACAATAGTTAGACAAATCGTAAAAGAAGAAGTTGCAAAGTCAATTCACGAAGTTATAAGTGAATTGAAGAACCCAACTCCTGAAGAAAAACCAACAGTTAAAAAACAACCAAAGAAAAAATTGGTTGAGAAAAAACAATATACAAAAAATTCAGTACTGAACGATGTATTAAATGAAACAGCAAATTCAGAGTGGGAAACAATGGGTGGTGGAACTCAAACAACAAGTGATATGAATAATATTATGAGAAAACAATATGGTGATGTGATGGGTGGTGGAAACAATGTTCCTTTACCACAAACTACACCAGACGGAAGACCGATAGATAATAATAATGTTTCAGATACATTAATGGATAATCTTACAAAAGATTATAGTCAAACATTAAAGGCAATGGAAAAAGCAAGTGAGAAATCAAGAGGATAATATATGGGATTAAAAACTGACATAAAAAAAGCATTCTTAACATCAATGGGTAATCCCGAAGATGAAGGTAATATCGATGGATTATCACAAGATATTGTAGATGCTATAATAAAGTTTTTAACGAAACAAACTTTTACCGTAACTAAGTTAAAAGCAATTCTTGAAGTTGAAGAATTATCTACTACCGGTCCATTACAGGCTGATGTATTACCAACTGTTACTACTATTGTCAATGGGGGAATGACTGGAGCTCCGGGTCCAGTTGTTGGTGCTCAGGGGGTAGTATCAAAGGGAAAACAAGGTGTTCTTATACCAAAAGTAGATTATAGTAAGAACGGTGGGCAAGGTGGTGTGATGATGTCAAAAGGTCATGCTTATATAGGAAGAAATCCAGTAGATTCGTCAGAATCAAATGAAGATTTAACAAAGGTTAAATTACTTGAAGAAAATATAGTAGGTGAATAATAATGGCTATTAGAGATACAAAGATAAAACCTTTTATAGAAGATAGAGATGAAAATGTATCTATTGGAATAGACTTACCATTTAGAAAATCAGATGGTCCAGATGGTTGGTTTGCTTCTTCATCCACAACAATTGAAGCTGTAAAGAATAATATTAGATATCTTTTACAAACAGAACAAGGTGAAAGATATATGCAACCAAATCTTGGTTTGGGATTAAGAAAATATATGTTTGAACAAGTTAATGAAGATACTACTGTTCAAATACAAGGAGACATATTAACCACAATAGGTAACTGGTTACCGTTTGTTGAGGTTAGAGAACTTGATGTTTCAATGGAAGGTAGTGATACAACAGGTAGAAATAAATTAAGTATATCAGTAGTATTTAATATAACTCGTGATCCGTCAACACTCGAATCGGTTCAAGTTGAAATAGGAGATTAGGAATGCCATATTCAGATAAAGAATATAAAGTAAGCAATGTTAATTATTTAAATAAAGATTTTAGTGGATTCAAACAATCTTTGATGAACTATGCTAAAACACATTTTCCAAATACATATAAAGATTTTAATGAAACATCACCTGGAATGATGTTGATAGAAATGTCGGCTTATGTTGGAGATGTATTATCATTTTACATTGACCAACAATATCGTGAGATGATGCTACCACTTTCAGAAGAAAGAAGAAATGTAATGAACTTAGCAAAGTCGTTGGGATATAAAACACAAGCTATATTTCCAGCATTCGTTGAACTTACATTTAAACAAACAGTATCAGCGGATGTATCCGATGTTAATGATATAAAACCAAATTATGGGGAAGCAGTTGTAATTGATAATGGATTACAAGTAACAGCGACATCAGATTCAACTGTTATTTTTGAAACCCTTGATGTAGTAGATTTTAAAACAACAGGTTCATACGGAAGTGATTTAGTTGAACAATCAGCAACTGGTGATGGTGAACTTGCAAGTGAATATACAATAACTCGAAAAGTAAAAGCTGTATCGGGTGAAACAAAAACAAAACAATTTACAATAGGTGTTCCAACAAAGTTTTTAAAATTAAATATTTCTGATACAAATGTGGTTGAAATATTATCAATTACCGATTCAAATGGAAATAAATGATATGAGGTAGATTATTTAGCACAAGAAAAAGTAGCAATAGCAACTCATTTTACAGAAGATGATAGATCAAATGCATATTCAATGACTGATGATTCAGTTCAAGAGATTATCTCTGTTCCATATTCTCTTGAATACATAAGTACAAATAAAAGATTTATTACAGAATTAAATAGTGATAACACAACATCATTGATATTTGGTAATGGTATTTTACGAAGTGGTCAACATTTAAGTGACAGTTTTCTACAAGTTGAACAAGTAGGTATTAATGTTCCTGGAAATCCACAAGATTTACAATCAGAAATCAATCCATTACTTGGTGATGAATATTCAACATTAGGTGAAACACCAGCTAACACAACTTTAACAGTTTCTTATAGAGTGGGTGGTGGTGTAACGGCTAATGTAAGTTCTGGTGATTTAACAACAATTGGAACTACAACATATCTCGATGGTACATCACTTGGTGGAAATACATTAACGGTAACAAATGAATTACCAGCAAGAGGTGGAGCTCCATATGAAACTGTTGATGAAATCAGACATAGAGCTATGGCTCATTTTACAACACAACAAAGATGTGTTACAAAAGAAGATTACGAAGCGAGAGTATTATCAATGCCAGCTCAATTTGGTAACATTGCTAAGGTGTATGTTGAAAGGAGTGATA